CGAACGTCACTTTTACTGATATCCTGTCTTTCGGTCACCCCTCCTATGGTAGATGGCAGACCCCACCCAACTTGGGCAAGAACGCACTCGTGTCCAAGCAGTATCTTCCAGGTGCCCACGCTTATGCTGTGACGCCACAGGGAGCAAAGAAGTTGCTCGAGGCAGCACCCCATTGCGCTGGACCTACAGACATTTTCATAAGTAATAAGAATTTCAATTGTGTCGAGGAGTACTATCCATGGCCAGTTGAAGCAAAGGACTCGTTTTCTTCGATTCAATCTGCCCGAGGAATCGCGGCAAAGCATCAGTACCAGAAACTCGGTGACCGTTATGAATTGTTGGGAGTGAAGTGATGATCTTTCTTACAGGATGCGATAATAATACAGAGTGGCAGCTGCCTTGGTTTGTCTCCAACTTCAAGAAATACACTGATTCTTCTCTGGTCATCGCCGACTTTGGTATGTCGCCCGTGATGCAGGATTGGGCAACTCACCAAGCAGAAGTGATCCCTTGTGAGTCTAATGGATGGTTCACGAAGGTTGAAGCAATGATTAAGATGGGAAAGATGTTTGGCAATGAACAGTTTTGCTGGTTAGATACTGACTGTCAAGTAATGTCAGACCCATCTGGTATCTCCAGATATGTGCAACCAGAGAAACTTACCATGGTGATTGACCATCCTTGGTCGTCACGCCGACCTCAACTCGGGCATTGGTATAACTCTGGAGTGGTTGCGTTTGAGTCGACTCCAAATATCCTCTCTACTTGGCACCAAGAATGTTTGACAGGATCTCATGTGGGCGATCAGGAGGCACTCTACTCTTGGTTGGGTGGAGACTTCATGAAGATCGCAACCTATATCTCGGAAGCACCGCACAGATATAATACGTTGAGACTCGACCTAATAGATAAGACCGCACCAGAGAAACCGACCATAATGCACTGGACTGGCGCGAAGGGAAATCAAGAGATAACAAGGCAGATGCAATGACCAAGAAAGTTTATGTTTTAGGGAATGGTGATTTATCTTCTATGATGCCGCAGGGTATCCGAGATGGAAGTAATCGCGACGGAAAGTTGGTTGCATGTAATATGCCTCCATTCGCTATCAGTAGACCTTGGTGTACCACGATCGTAGACTTTAAGATGTGTGGTGCCTTGACCGAAGGTTCCATCAATCTCGACGCATTTATGTGGGTGATGGGTAACCGCCCTCGACTCTGGATGGACAAAAATCCAAACTTCTATATGAAGCACTCTGGGCATATCAGAGAGTTTTATACGACCGTGCCCAAATACTGTGGCAAGAACCCTGCAGAAGCAGCAACTGCATTTAACTGCGGGCACATGGCGACGCATTACTCAGCAGTGCGACTGAAACCCGAAGAGATCCACATGTACGGATTTGACTCTATATTTGATCATAATATGAGGTCATACACTGACGTTGTTCTCAACTCGGACAGGAGCAAGACCAATAACTATCGCCTGTTGGACGTCTGGCGTCCCATATGGAATTCCATTTTCAATGAGTTCAAAGACATTAAATTCGTCCTTCACCACAAGCACCCCAATCCCAAAATCCAAACTCCGAAGAACGTGGTGTTCGAAACCGAGTGGTAACTTGTTGATTTCATTCAACTTTTTTACAGTTGCCCTTGTTCCCTGAATAAGCGATAATAGTACATTGTTGGCGAGTCTAATCAGTGGTTGACATATGGATCCCATTGATTAGAATATATACTATTGATTCAAGGAGTAACACAAATGGCAAATCACGTATCAGGTTATGTTTCACTGGTGGGCGCTTCCCCTGCAGCACAAAAAGTTTGGGACGAATACGTCGTAGATAAACTCAACGGTCACAAGAAAGAAGGTGACTGGGAAGTCCACTTGGGGCACTACCTATTCGACTATGATGATGGTGAGTTCACCAACTGGGACTTCGACACAATGTGCGAAGAAGTTGGCGCCAAGTGGGCATACGCCACTGACTGGGATGACACCTTTGTCAGCGTTTATTCTGCTTGGTCCCCTGTTGTCGAATGGTGCGAAATGATCTCGGCAAAAATGGCACAGGTGTGCAAAGAATTCCAAATTGTCTTCACCTACGAAGACGAGATGCCCAACTTTGTCGGTGTTGCTGTCCTTGACCACACTGGTCTTGATATGCAAGTCGACCTCGATGGCGACGAACTTCTCCAACTAATTCTTGAAAGCGATTCTGATCTGAATGAGATGTATGATCACGAGGCGGAAGAGTGGAAAGACGGAATGGAAGAAGACGCCTATGAGATATTGTGGGAGATTCAATCCGACTTCATCCATGATTGGCAACAAAATCAGATTTCATAAGGATTAGACATGGCAATTCCAAAGAACCAATTACCCGACAAATACCTGATGCTGAGACATCTTGAGAACGGTATTGTGCAGTTGTCGGTAGACTCGGATATCTGTGAGTACTCGTTGCTCACTGTTACTATTCCAGATAATCTGATGAAAGAGACCAACCCTAATCCGAATTCGGATCCAAAAACTTCTATTAATGCTTTTAATCTGACTGAGAATAAGTGGGAGTGTATCACCATTTCCGAACTCACAGAGTATAGAGGCAGGGTTCGTCGCTATGCCGAATAATGATCTGACACCTGCAGAGAAACGCGCAAAGACTCTCGAAGCGAAGAAGCGGAAGGCGTTGGAGCAGCTGGGAGTTGAACCGAGGAAGAAGACCAAGGTGAAGCGCAAGCGTAAACCTATGACCGAGGAGCAGAAAGAGGCAGCGCGAGAGAGACTCGCCGCAGCAAGAGCGAAACGTGCTCCCGCAAAAAGTAGTAACGTACATCCACGTGTGCAGGAACTCGAAGAAGACCATCCTCTGAGTCTTGCAGCGACCAAAGCAGTACTCGCCGAATACAAAGATAAACTGTCCAGTATTCGTGGGCAGAAAGATTCAAAGAACTCGAGCGAGAGGATGGAGTATCAAATCACTGAGAACTATGTCCGGAATCTGCAGATATGGATTAAAGACGGCGTTTGGTTAGATCACAAATATGGCGCCAAGATGCAGAATACGATGACATATATCTGCTATGCTCCCTCATTCGACAAAGACGGGAATGTTTCGAGGACCAAAGGAACCTATTATTCCGACATTGGGCAGGTGTGGACAGATGAATTGAAAGAGGAATACAAATGAACGAAGATACTCGATATCTTGGTGTCCCCGACGGGACACTGAACACAATAGTTGCATACCTAATGCAACAACCATATCAGGAAGTCGCTGAGATCTTGAAGTCGCTTGAGTCAGAAGTGATAACGATCAACAGTGTGACGACTGAACCAACTACTGAGGAGATTCCGAGTGAGTGAAGTATCTGTTGTTGATAAAGAATCTAATGAACCTGAGTTCATGACCAAACCAAAGTTTCGTAAACTCGTTGATGGAACAGTCCGCCGCCTTAACATGACGTACATGGATGCAGTTATCCATGTTTGTGAAGAGAATGGCATCGAACTTGAAGATGTCAAGAGGTATGTTAATGTTGTGCTGAAGGGAAAGTTGGAAGCAGAAGCAATGTCTCTAAACTTTTTGGAAAAGAATGCTCAACTTCCATCCGAATAATCCTTTCGTCCGCGAGTTTATTACTGACGAAGAAACACAGGAGTTTCTTTGGAATCAGTATCAAACTATGAAAGATGGTGATGAGTTCTACCGAGCACTGATATCTCGCGGACCTTCTAAACATCCTTCAGAGTTTACCGAAGGTGTAGAGCATCATTCGAGATTGTGCGACCATGTCCCTTTACAATATCGCCGCCATCCAGAGTTATTCGAACTCTCTTGTAATATGAAAGAACTTACAGAAGAACTCGTCTCTGATATGCCTGACGACCTCTGGTTCTCGCAATATGAATTCGTCAAATACGAAGGCAATGGGCATACCTTTATGCCGCACACAGACGATGATTACGATGGTACACGATATAATCGACATCTAACTTCTGTCACTATGGTCGAAGCAACTGATGATCTGGAGGGCGGACACTTACATGTTTGGCCAACTCACCATATTGATAGGGCAGAAAGTGGAAAGGTGCCGAGATACACGATCGACCTAAAACCATGGGAAACTGTTATCTTCCCTGCTTGGTATGTTCACGAAGCATCTCCTGTCACAGAAGGCAGGAGAACCATCCTAATAAGTTGGGCGCAGTTGGGAATTCGATGGGATCCCAGAACACCTCGCGCTTGACATCTCATTCTACTTGCGTAGAATTATAAATATGGTCGTCCCGCTGATACAGGGACACCATACTAAACCATACTACAGTTATACAAAGGAAAGCAATATGGATATTTCAGCATTAAAGTCACGTCGATACGACATCAACAAACTCGTTGCCGCAGCACAAGAAGGTGGTGGCGATAACCAACGACAAGAACCCACCGATATCTGGAAACCAACTGTCGACAAGGCAGGTAATGGTTACGCAGTTATTCGGTTCCTTCCTTCCGAAAACGATGTCCCATGGGTACGATACTGGGATCATGGTTTCAAGGGTCCAACTGGTAAGTGGTACATCGAGAAGTCTTTGACGTCATTGGGCGATCAAGATCCTCTCGGAGAGTACAACTCCAAGTTGTGGAACACTGGGAACGAAGAAGATCGAGATCAAGTTCGTAAGCAGAAGCGACGACTTCACTACGTTGTCAACATTCTTGTTGTTAGCGATCCCTCTGCCCCTGAGAACGAAGGCAAAGTCTTCATGTATCAGTTCGGTAAGAAGATCTTTGACAAGATTCAAGACCTCATGCAACCACAATTCCCAGGCGAGACTCCTGTCGACCCATTCGATTTGTGGAACGGTGCAGACTTCCAACTGAAGATTCGTCAGGTTGAGGGATACCGAAACTACGATCGATCTGAGTTCAAAGCACCTGCTCCCTTGTTTGACGGCGATGAAGTCCAACTTCAGGCAACCGTGAATCAATTGCATGACATTAATCAGTTCCTTGATCCAAAGAACTATAAGTCATACGAGCAACTTCAGACAAAACTGTTTGAGGTTCTGGGACAGACTGCTCCACGAACAGTAGCGGAAGAGGTTGCCGTTGATACGGTCGCCGCACCTGCACCCTCACCTGTAGCAAAGGCACCAGAGGTTGCAGTTAGTGCTGCTGCCGCGACTGCTGAAGAGGCAGGAGATGATGGTGACGAGGATGCATTCTCATACTTCCAAAAGTTAGCAAACGCCGATTAAACCTTGGTTGGTTTTGCAAGGGGACGAAAGTCCCCTTTTTTGTGCCTGTCTGCCATATAAATAGATGCCATGGAACCCAGTATATTCAAACAAATGGCAGCAGAGATGGAGCAGAATGGTCTTTCTGCTAACACAAAGGCATCTCAAGAATGGTTCCTCGAGAAAGTCGAGGAGATGGCAGACATGAAGACGTCTCGCCAACAGTTGAAGCAGCACTACCCAATCGCCAAAAGGCAGATTATTGGGCAGATGTTCATGTTCTTCTATAGTCCACTAACGAAGAATCAACTGCCATACTACGACAGATTCCCTCTGATCATATTACTGGAAGCACAAAAAGATACCTTTATGGGGTTGAACCTACATTACCTGCCCATTGACTTGAGGCAAGAACTATACTACAGATTGTTGCCTAGAGCAACCACGACCGAGTTCAATAACTTCACGAGGTTGAGGATTGATTATAGTTTCTTGAAGAGTAGGAGATCCTTGAAGGCATTTAAACCCTGTGTCAAAAGATATAGATATGACCAGATGATCGGCAAAATGGCAAATGTCCCAGCGAACGAATGGGAACTTACCATGCACCTTCCCCTCGCACTTTTCAGAAAGGCGAGTCTGGAACGTGTGTATAAAGATAGTCGCGAAATCGCGAGGAGAATCAATTGACATTTAAAACAGACGACTTGCGCGCATATCTTGAAGCGGAAAACGGAGTTGCTTATGCATCTCGATGGAAGGTCATTCTGCCTCAAATAAGTGGAACTGATAAACCTGGCGGTGGGTCAGTCGAGGGACAATTCACTATCGAAGATTTGAACCTTGTGTGCACAGCAGTGAGACTTCCTGGAATTGATGTTGTGACTGTTGACCGAAATATCGGTATGGTTCCACAGAAAGTCGCTGTCGGTAAGACCGTCAACCCAGTCAGTCTAACCTTTTATCTGACGAATAAATACACCTCCAGAAAGTATTGGCAAGAATGGATGGAAACTGTGGTCGGAAAGGGCGCACCATATACGGCAGGATTTCTCAGTTCGTATGGAAAACAGGTAGAGATCCAGCAGTTAGACAAACTTGGTGGTAAGGTGTATACAGTCAAATTAGAGCAAGCATACCCAATCACCCTGAGTGAAATTGAATTGAATAATGCAGCTGCGACAGCAGCAGCAGAGTTCACCGTGACTCTGCAATATACAAATTATACAGTATCGTAACAATGAAGGATTAATATCATGGCACTACCAAAAATTAATGAACACCTAAACTTTACAATGACAATCCCTTCCTTGGGAAAGGCAGTAAAGTTTCGACCATACCTCGTCCAAGAAGAAAAAATCTTACTACAAGCATTCGAGTCGAAGGATACGGAAACCTGCCTACGAGCAATGACCGACACTCTCGAAGCGACCATTGACCCTCGTGAAAAGATCAACGTCAGCGCACTCGCTACCTTTGATGTTGAATATATGTTCACACAAGTTCGTGCAAAGTCGGTCGGAGAGACCTCGACTATTCTAATTAACTGCAAGAAGTGCGATGAGCAGAATGAGTACCAGATCGATCTTGATGAGTTAGAAGTTGCTGTGCCTCTTGAGATGTCAACAATCGAGATTACTGATAACATTAGGGTTGAAATGCGATATCCTTCATATGATATTATGATGGCGCAAGAAAAGGAAGAAGGTGACGAGTTCTCAAAGGCACTGGAAATAGTCGCCAATTGTATGGTCGCGATTCATACTGGAAACGAAAGAATCGATTGCGCGGGAGAAGAAAGGGCAGAGTTGCTCGAGTTTATCTCTTCAATGACCACCGCCCAGTTGCAAACACTAACATCCTTTATTGAGGATATGCCAGCACTAAAGCATGATGTTGAGTTTATGTGCCAGCATTGCACAGAGAAGAACGAACTTCAGTTGAAAGGTCTATCTGATTTTTTCTGATATGCCTTTCTCATGATAATCTTGTAAACCATTACAAGACAAACTTTGCTCTGATGCAGCACCACAAATACGCTTTGTCTGAATTGGAAAAGATGTTACCGTGGGAAAGGCAAGTCTATGTGACCCTCCTGATCGAGCATATCAAGGAGGAGAAAGAAAGAATGGAGATGGCAAAGCAATCTCGTTGATTGGTATAAATAAAGCAAAATAATAAGAGTTTCGGAAATGGCAGAAGAAGCAACCATTCAGGGTGTGGTAACCGAATTGCAAGACGTCAACCAATTGTTGAGCGCACCCGACAACCCATTATTGGCACCTCTGATTGAGATTAAAGGAATCTCTGAACAGATTAGTGCTCAACTTGGCATGTTGCTCCAAGATCCTGATATGCAAAAGTCTCTGAAGAAGATGACAGACAATATTGTTGAGGGAGTTGCAGATGCCGTAAAGGGGTTGACTGACTCCAACGAAGCAGCAGCACTTCAACAGAATAGAGATGAAGCAGGACAAACTACTCCTTCTCCATCAGGTAAGGATGGAAAATCAAAAAGCACTTTCGGAAAGGCATTTAAAACTGGAAGAGAAGAAGACTTGGGGGATATGTTCGGATTCAAAAAAATCCAGCAAGAGATAGGCAATAAAATCGGCAACTTGTTTCAACTTTGGGACGGAATTACAACAGGGTTTAACAAGACTATGGACTTCCTCGGTTCTGGTTTTTCCAAAATGGGTAGGATGGTAAAGGGACTGAAATCTCAAGCAAGGGATTTGCAACGAGGGATGGTCATCTTGGGCGGTGCTGTGAGACAAATTCTCCGCAATATGTCAAGTACCATCGGAGACCTTGCCAAGGATATGGTGAAAAGGGCAGCGAGTATGTTTGCTGGACCCATGGGAAAGATAATGAAAGTCATTAAGAAAGGTCTGACATTACTCAGGGTCGGTATGGTCAGTCTCTTCACTGGCATCGCTTCAGCAATTAGCGGATTGGTCTCAACCCTCACCGCTGCTCTCACGCCGTTATTAGGAGCACTGGCACCGTTCATTGCTATAGCAGCAGTTGTTGCTGCTGGTGTCACTGCCCTTGTACTGGGTATCAAGAACATGGTCGCAGACTTCCAAGGACAAGAAGGCGGTTTGTTCGATAAGATACTTGCGGGCATTCTTGGATTCTTTGACGGGTTCATGAAGATTCTTACTATTCCCATCGACTGGTTAATAAACCTCACCGCCAAGGTTTTAGAATTCTTTGGATTCGATGGGGCAGCAAAGGTTCTTGAAGATTTCTCGCTCACCCAACTTGTTGATGACATGACTGATGGTATTCTCGAGTTTCTCTTAATGATAAAAGATGGCATCGTCGGGTTCGCTAAAGATGCATGGAATGGCATAAAGGGTTTCTTCGGATTCGGAGACGATGAAGATGAGGTCGACAGCAAAGAACTTGAGAAAGTTAAAAAGGTAACTGATGACGAGAGACAGTTGCTTGAGCAAATCGTCGAACAACGAGAAGACGGTAAGAGAAGGATGATGGAGCAGGGATTCAGTGAAGAGGAAGCAACTGAGAGAGCAGAATCTGGTTTCTTTGATCCCGCAAAAACTCGAAGTGCGAGCAAACAAATCTCTACAAAAGAAATGAAAGAGACTATCGCTGCGAATCCTGCTGAGAAGAAATATCGATACGATGTCGTGGATCCAGCAACGGGCGAGTTGATTGATTCTGCTGGTAGTCCAGAAGAAGCAGCAAGGATCGCCATGGAAACTGGCGGTGTTATGGAAGACCCTGTAGAAACTAAAGGAAACGATAAGGCATTCCAAGCAAGTGCTGCTGCCCAAACAGCAGAGGTTCTTGGTAGACCAGTTACACAAAGTAAGCACCCAGAAGGTGGATATAAAACAGGAACACTTAAAACCAGAAAGAGTCCAACTTCTGGACCCCTTTCATCTCCCGCAAGCAGATCAATGGGTTCTGCTGAAAAACGCGGAATGTCCATTCCATCAAGCACATCTACCAATCAAGTTAAAATTGGCGGGATCGTGGTACAGGAAAATGGTAAACCTACCAAGTTGACTGAAAAAGAAGCAGCAAGGGTAGAAGAAATCAACCAAGTGCGAGTTGCTCAGGGCAACGTTGCGTACGACCTATCGCAGAATGAAATTGTTTCCAGTCCAACTGTTTCTGGTGGAAGTAACACAATGGTCAGTCAAAGCAATGAATTGGATTCGAGAACCAATGACCTGAGTAGGACAAAGAACGAGAACAATTCTTCTGGAGGTGGGTCTCCCGTCGCAGTAGTCGACAACTCACAACAGCAGTCGGTCGTCAATAATAATTCAACTTCTGGAGTCACTCCAGGTCCATTCGATAAGAGCGATCGAACGCATAGGCGCGGTGCATACAGAGGCAGAGGTATCTAACGCTTCTTCTTTCTATAGGGCGCAAGAGGTTTTAGTTTCTTCAACTTCCCAGGTTGTTTCTTGAGTATTCCCTGCGCTTTCAACTCGTCCTCGGTCCATATAACAAACTTGTATCCGTTATCCTTTGCGACTGCCTCTGCTGCTTCCCACTTGTTCTGATTCTTAATGTAAGTGAATGCCTCGTTGAGCGCACGTGATGACTTTGGATTCTTGACTTTGGGCGGTTCAGTTTGCTTCTTGGGTTTGACCTCAATGAGAGTCACACCACCACTCTTCCATTTGACCCAGAAGTCGACATAGTATGTGTGATATTTTTTATCGACGTCATAGAAATATCTGACTTTAAAGTCCTCGCTATTCCACTTGTCAACAGCAGTATTACTATCGAGAAACTCCATAACATTTCTTTCCCACCCGCTGCGAAAAACAACGTCGTCTGGGTTCCCGTTATATTTGTCTCGGTTCTTGACCTTGTACTTGCCTTTATAAGTGTGCGCCATTGTGTATAAATAAACCCAAAGATAACCTATTTAGCGAGCAACCGAATGGCACTTGTATTTCCAGAAAACCAAGACCTATACAAAGGAATG